CCCGCCACTGCGGGCCCATCAATAGCAAGGAACAGCTATGATAGTATGTACACCCCCATTCTTATGAGAGATGAACAATGAAAGTACCGGTATGGAGTTATGCACGCGTTTCAACACTGAATCAGATTGATGGTTTTGGTATTCAACGACAAGTGAATACAATTAATCAATTTATACAATGTATTGTACTTGACCATCGTTTACCATATACCTTGGATGTTAATAATATTACGCAAATGGTATCAGAAGGTAATTCTGCATTTCGTGGTAAAAACTGGAATCCAAAAACTAAACTTGGTCAATATCGAAAAATGGTAATGGATGGTGTAATTCCAGATTCCATTTTAATTGTTGAAAACATAGACCGATTAACGAGACTTGATCCATTTCAGGCAGTTGAGATCATTTCGGGTTTGATTAACCGTGGAACAACTATTCTTGAAATTGAAACGGGAATGACATATTCACGTTATATTCCTGAAAGTATTACTGTACTTACAATGCAGATTAACCGGGCAAATGGTGAATCAAAGCGTAAATCAATCATGATGAAAAAGAGTCATGAAAACAGGTATGGTAATGTATCAAAGGTTCGCCCACGTTGGTTTGATGTAGTGGAAATTGATGGTATTAAACAATATCGCCAAAATGATACAGCCACGGCAATTCAACGTATGTTCAATGATTATGTTAATGGTATTGGTCCTGCACAGATTGTACGTACATATGGTAAAAGCGATAATGGTAAGCAATGGACACTTGTTACGGTACTTCGTGTATTATCAGATAAAAGAGTTGCAGATGATCCACGTTATCCACCAATTATTGATAAATCATTATATGAAAAAGTACAATCCATGAAGATTAATCAATCACGTGGTAGTACTCACCAAAAGAATATGTTTAATATCTTTTCAGGTATGTCACGTTGCCCCATATGTAAACAGTCCATTATAGTGAAGCGTAATAGCCATGGTGGGCTTTTTACTGTTTGCCTTGGTAAGCGTACTCATAAAACGTGTGAAGCTCGTAGCATGGCATACAATGCGATTGAGAGACCATTATTAAATGCAATTAAGGGTCTTGATTTTTCAACTGTCTATAATCGCGAAGAGAGTAATGTACTAACATTGCGTGATCAATGGATACGTAATGAACGGGACATTGCCGCGTTTCGTGAGAGATTAGCAAAGGCAAGTCGCCATGAGAAGTTTGCAATACTTGATGAACTTGAAGCAATAAGTAAAGAGCAGGATGAACTATCCATTAGATTGAAGTCAGTTGATGCACCACATGATGTTCAACTTGATTTCAATGATGATAAGCTTGATCTTGATGTTGAGTACCGGATTGAACTAAACCATAGAATGAAGAAATTAATTCAATCAATTGATATAGTTCGAGTGGATGTAAGTAAAAGTACTTATACAGTCTATTGCTCAATTAAGTATTGGACAGATTTTATGAGCCACTTTGTAATTATTGATGTAGAGAGTAAGAGAACGGGTACAGGCGGTACTAATACTTTAACAACATCATTACGTTCAGTAAGTTCAATCAATCGTGATGGTACTATATCAGGTAATCCAGATATGGAAGCATTAGACTATTGGGGAAGTATTATCAATCAAGCAACTTCATTAGCACTCAAAAATGTAAGATAATCATAAATAAACATGAACACAAGGAGGTGTACATGTTTAACTTTATATTTGATGTAGTACTAATTATGATTGGATTTACCTTAATGGTAACGGGATGGATTGAGTACGCATTGCTTGGTTTTCTGGGGTACCTACTAATATTAGTAGTTTTATCAATAATTGCCCGTATTTGGCGTCACTTTCAATATTAAAATGATAAATAAAAGTGAAAGTTGGGACAAAACAGGGTTTATGTCCTATAATACAATCATTAGAGCGTTATTTCTCACAGAAAAGATAAAGAAATGGGAAAATCCCATATCGATGAGCTATAATAACATTATCAAGACGTTTTTATCACTTTTTGATAAATAAAAGTGAATCATATTTAAATCTCCTCCAAAGTACCCCGACGTGACATTCGGGGGCTTTTTTACTCGGAGAAAATCAAATAAAGATATCTTTCAAGGAGAACATAATGAAAGAAGTAAAATTAAACCAAGTAGGTGTAAAATTAAATGATCGTCAAGTTAACCTACTAGATAAACTAATTAGTGACGGTAAATGTAAAACACGTGCAGCAGCAATTCAATACCTAATTAATCAACAACTAATTCTAGGAGATTCAAAATGATTGAAGAGTATCAAGAAGGAATAGTAATTGGTTATCATGGTTTTGTTAACTGTCGTGTACTTGAAGATGTAATTGATGGTGGTACATTTATAGCAGTTGATATGATCTACAAGTACAGTGAAGATGTAACCAAGGTTGTACTAAATCGTAAATGGTTTGGTCCATGGCGAAATGAAATGAATCTACGTTATCCAGATGCAGGATACAATATCAAGTGGCATGAGTTTTTTGAAGCCGTTAAACGTCAAATAGATATGACACAAAAACGTTAATTTTCTATATAAACAATACAAAGATGTGTCATAAAAAATAATCAAGGAAGAAAAAATATGAATCGCGAAATTACAATCACACGCACTGAATCAGTTAACTACATCACAGTCGATGGAGAAATCAAACCAACTGGACAGAAGGTACAGAACACTTACTCTCAAGACTGGGATGACTTCTGTAATACATGGGGCAATATTGATAACTGGAAAGAACTAGATAAGAATGGAAAACTACAACGTACTATGTTTCTTGGTGGAGCATGTTACAAAAAACGTAATGATGCAAATACCGTCTTTCGTTCAATGTTCATTCTTGATATCGATAACAAAGAAGGTGAAGAATTAATCAGCATTGAGAAAGTTAAAGAGTTTCTAAATGATTATGATTTCTTCATTTATAGTACATATAGTAGTACACCAGAATATCCACGTTTTCGTGTTATGCTACCACTTGTTGATGATGTTCAGGCTGAAGAGTGGAAACAACGTCAAGAAGACATGAAAGCGTACTTTGCACCAATTGCAAACGACTCATCATGCTTTACCTTAAGCCAAGGTCAAATCATGCCATGCTATCCCATTGGTAAACGTTCAAATGCTTTCTCAGAACGCGTACACGGCGTTTTCTTCGATATTAATACCATTCCAAAGGTAATTCGTAGAAACCTCGTTATCGATGAGCACAAGACGTATACTACCCATGCTTATAGTGATGATGTAATTCTTGATTATGTTGATGTCGTTAGTGCAGCAATGGCTGGTACACTTGATCGTCCAAAAGCATTTACATTCGCATGTTGGTGTGTGGCAAATGGTATTCATGATTATCAATATGTTGAACGTACTCTACGTTATGACGAACATAAAACTACATATGAACGTGCAATGAGTCATATGATGAATGCAAGTCAACGTTATATGAACTACTGCGGTAATAACTATCACATGGGTTTTTATAATAAGCACTTACCATCTGATTTCTGGATTAAACATGCACCAAAGAATGATGAATCTTTTAAATTTGATAATACATTCAATCGTTTTGAATTTGCAAAGAAAGAAGCACAGGATAATGGTTGGGAGTATTATGAACTTATTGAAAATGAAAAGTATGGGAAGGTTCATAAAGATGTTGAGTATGGTAAAATCAATATGTTAATTAGTGATTGTGGGACTGGTAAATCTTGGACATTCAAACATGATCCAATGAGTATTGTACTAAGTCCATATACACTACTTGCAGAACAAACTACTAAAACTGATCCAGTAACTAAACAACTATATCCATCAAATAATATTTTTTATGGTTCTGCTACATATGACCAAGCAGAGACATTACTAAATGATGTAATGAAAGGCGGAGAGAAGAATAAAGCAGCATTAAACTATGACTATAGTAAAATGACTCTAGTAGTTGATGAATGTCACGTATTATATAATAGTGGTGACTTTAGACCTGAAGCAATTCGTTCAGTGTTTGCAATTATGAAACTATTCAAACGTGTTATCTTCATGAGTGGTACCGCACGTCCTGAATACTTCAGTAGTGTGAAATTTGATAAAGTTATTCGTGTATGTAAGCACTATCCATTTAAAAAGAATCTAAGTGTATTCTTTAATAGAAATCATTTAGGACTTGCATATAGTAAGATTCAAGAAAGTGCAAAACCGGGAATTATCCTTGTTAACTCCAAACAAGATATTATTGATATTATGAAATATTTTAGTAGTATTAAATTTACCGTAATTACTTCTGAAACTAAACAAAGTGAAGTAATTACCGATTTGATTAAACGTTCTACTGTTGGTAATTGCAATTATATCATTGGGACTATTTCAGTAGTTGAAGGGTTGAACTTTACTGATAAGTTCGAAGATGTTAACGTTTATATCATCGACACTGATAATACTAAATTTACTACTGAACAAATTGAACAAGTAACTAACCGTTGGAGAGAAGCAGCAAACATTAATACATATGTCTTTAGAAAAGAAATTGTTATTGATGACACATTTGTTGATTTCTCTGAATCAAGTCTAACTGCTGAAGATTACATTCGTATTAGTAAAGAAAATGCTGATATTGCAAACCGTAAATTATCAAGAGCAATGGATAAGACTGCATTTAAAAATACATATAAAAATACTTGCTTTAGTGAAATGATTCGTTTTGATACTACATTTAATCAATATGTTGCAGATTACCAACTAATTGATTATGCACGTTATGATATTCGTCGTAGTAATGAACAACTTGATTATCAAATGTATCTATTTGAACTGGAACGTTATGGTTTTGAATTCAATGATACAACTTATGCGTACTCTCTTGATATACGTGAGGAAGTAAAGAACAGTCGTGAAGCTAAAAAATTGTCATTAGCAAACGCAAGAGAAACAATCGTGGAGAAATATGATCCAACTACTGGTAAATTCGATTCAAAATCAATTTATACTCCAGAGGAAGAAAAACTAAAAGGTAAGATTCGTATTATTCTAGCAATGGGTAATCGTGATATGGTTAATAATATCGTAATGAAAGAATTACCAAAACAAGATAATCCAGAGAAATTCCTAAATGATATTACTTTTGATATTCGTAATCACAACTTTGGTAACTTAATCACCGATGAGATTGAAAGAATCTATACTCAAATCTCAAATGGTCGTGATTTTATTACTAATAACGAAAAAGAGATTCTAGCAGAGTCTGTACTAAAAACTATCAAACTTCAACGTTATGATGATGAATTACATATGGCTGGGGGTAACTATGCTAAGTTCGTCAATAATGATGGGTCTCTAACTTCAACTCGTGCCGCTGACGCATTCCTTCAGATGTTCATTAGTTATGACCGTTACAGAACAACTACTGTTCGTGGGATTAAGGCCGTTAAATTCTCGAGGACTGGACTACTTTGATATGACACATCTTTGTATTGTTTATATAGAAAATTAACGTTTTTGTGTCATACGCTATTTCAACCAGAAGTGATAAAATGAAAAAGTACGGATGCATATTCGTACCGTTGGTCATTTGAGGGTTGAAAAACACCACTCATCACTAAATACAATACATTGAACAGGAGAAAACAATGAAGTACTTAAACACTGAATATACACAGTCACTAACAAAACATTACTATGATATTGGTATAATCACAGTAACGACTACTGGTGTTTATGGATACACTGATGAGTTTAAAAACTCAATGCTCTACACACCATCATCCAATTTTAGAATTTATCAAAAGAATTTTACAGCATATCCAATACCACGACTATATGAACTAAGTGAAGCGGAACTATTTCAAGAAAGTACACTTTATGATGCATACACATTATGTGAAGCACAGATTGAAATAATGAAGCATGTAAATGGAACAATTCAAACAATTATTAAAACAATATAACATTCCACCCGGTACATATCACGTGGAAATCATCAGAATTGATGAACCAGCGATGTTTTCATTTGGGCGTACTAATAACGTGCGATATTTCACCCATCTTGATAAATACTATGTACCAATTAAAGCGGCAATGGCAAAGTCATTACCAAGAAAATTTATAATCACAATAGGAGAATAATTATGATTACACTACAACAATATGATAATGGCTATTATGTACTATACGTGGATGAGAAAGTACGGATTGAAACTCCGTACTTATTTGAAACGAGAGATGAGATTGAATTAATCATTGAACTACGTAATGGTAAACGTCGTGAGATTGAATGGCATATTGACCATATACCAGAAGATGAAGAATTTTACGAAGAAATTAAACTAATTAAAGATAAAATTAATGAACTATCTTTATAACAAAAGGAAACTACATGGAAGTAACTAACAATAACCCACTGAACTTTAGAGCAGAAGTAGATGGTCACAAGATTCACATTAGCTCCATTGCTGGAGTTACTACTACTCATCCAAAGAAAGCAGAACTTGAGAAGTACTATACAAATGGTGTAAAGAGTGGAGCTAATGACAATCTCAATGCAATCAAAGATATACTAAATCCACCAGCACCAAAGAAGCCCCGCAATAAATCTAGTAACTAGATCCTGATTTCTAGTAGTTTACACCTCATCCCATAGTACGTATGATATCCCTACACAAGCGAGGTATCATATGGAAACCACACTTTTACTAATAATAATCATCATCCTCTGCATGACAGGGGCATAAGGAATAAAATGAAAAAACTAATTGCATCAATTATCTTTGTACTATCTCTAAGCGGTTGTGCTGCACAACCTGATGGTACTTGTGCTACATACGCTCATGGTGTTTGCCTTGCTACATGGTACAATGGCGAACGTGTACCCAGTGGTGAGATCGATGTTCGTTATGATGGTCTTACTAAGAATGGTAAAGAAATCAGTGGCACCGTTAGAGTACACGGTGGTAAACAATGGGACATAAAGGAGAAACATGAACATAACAGCAAAGATGTTAGGAATACTACTAAATGAAGACTTCCATGTTAGTATGTTAATGGCAGATGAATCTAGTCGTAATGCATTTTCAAAAGTAACTGTACAGGAGATTGATACACTAATTGCCAATTGCATGGCATTAAAGGAAGTAGTAAATGATGCACAGGAACAACGTGCACAGAAGGCACAGGAGCTACTAGAACGGCTTGTTGAAGAAAGCGGTACGTTTTCATCAGTTGATGAATTACTCTCCGCTATGGGGCATACAGGAAGCGTAGCTAACGTTTCAAGTACACCAAAGGGATATAAAACATTTGAAGTTGTCTTAGTAGACTCCAAGAAAGATGAACGCCGTACATATACAGTGACTAATAAAGTACTTACAAAGTCATTGAAGAGTGATCCAATCTATCAGCAGTTGATTGATAAGAATCCAGAACTAAAAGATGTTGATGAACTATTACGTGCATATAGTGAGGATTATCGTAAAACATATCCCATTAATGCAAAGTGGGATGGTGATGAGTTCCATCTAAATCTACGCGGTAAGATGAATAGTAAATCATTGAAGTACTTCAATGAATATCAGAAGAAGTACCCCAACGGAACAGAGCAGGACTTCAAGCAGATAGTACAAGACAACTACAAGAAAGTATAAACATAAGCCCACGGTTAAGTGGGCTTTTTTATGTCAACGGGTGTAATAATCTTGTATTGGTTCCTATAATCAGACACCGAATATCATACCCGTTTCATTACTGCGTAACACTTATTGAACTGATTTATTAAGATCATTAACTCAATAAGTGTTACCGCAATGGCGTCTACATATGGTGTAAATACTCTAAACAACATAGGAGTACACCATGACTATTATCACAACCTCCCTTCATTATACCGATGGCATATATAACGCCACCAGAACGTCTACCAGCTATCACACCAGTGGATATGAACCATCCCACGGTGATGTACTTATGTACGCTCATATCGTCACTGACGCAGCATATGAGGCACATATTGATAGATACTCTCTAGTACTCAACTATAAATACATTAGACTTGAAGCATCACGCTTTATGATTGGTCGCACTGCCTATCCCATTCATTGTATTGATACATACAAGGGATCAGAACTTAAGCATCTACTCATGTTAAGAGACATGCGAGATGAACTATTAATGAGCAGTAGCATTAATGGATTACCAATTGAATATAGATTGGTGAGAGTACTCTCAAATATGGAGATACAATGACAAAAAGAATATCAAATAAGTTAACACTTAAAGAAGCTGAAGATAAAGCACTAAGTACTTTAATATCTAAAGGTCATACAATGCGTCCAGATATGAGTACATACACTGCATATAACGATGTAGTAGATATGTTCTGTACCGGTTGTAATACTCGTATATCAATGCGTTTCGCTAATGTGTGTGAACGTGGAAAGCGTTGTACCTGTACGCCATCAAGAGCTAAACCAAAGGTAATAACCGAGCCAAAGGAAAGAGTAGTTAAACCATTACATGATAGATGGATTGATAATGATTACATTAATAGAGTACAAGATGTATGTCCAAATCTAATACCATTACCACAGACATTCACTGAGACTAAAGTGCCGATGAGAATGTATTGTACTCTATGTAATACCATAGTTGATAAGCGTGTTAGTGATGCATTACGTGGAATGAATTGTGGTAACTGCTTTGGTGTAGGGTTCAGGAAGGATAGAGAAGCAACTCTCTATGTACTCAAGCTAATGCATGAAGATGTACTCATTGGATATAAGTTCGGCATCACTAATAAGACAGCAGCCGCTAGATGTAAGGCAATCAATAAGCATTCAGAACTACAATGTAAAGTAATCTATTCATACACTTCAGATGGTGATCGCATATTCAATCTTGAAAAAGAACTGAAGAGTACTATCCCTCGCAACTATATCGACAAATCATTGATGGATGATGGTAGTACCGAAACGTTCAGCCCTCGTTACATCAACGATGTGATTCAATTCATTTTCAAAATGGTTTAGTATCCTAAACACATAGCAGGCTAATGATTAGCACGGTGAATAGGTTCTCCGCGAGAATCCAAATCGAGCGGAGTTTCGCCGCGAATCTTGTGAAAAATATACAAGATTTTTTGAGTAAAACAAACAAAAGTTTAACAACCGTTTAGTACAATAAACGAAGAGAGAAAAAATGGCACGACAAAAAGATGATGGTTCCCGCTATACATGGCAGGAAATCGCAGATAGATTTGGTGTTGAAAATAGTACAGTCAGCCGTATTTGGGCCAAGCGTGGCCTTGATATTACGTGGCCTAAGAAATTAGTTGATGACTGGTTACTAACTAATATTATTCGACCATTGCAAAATGGCGACACTAAAGAACATATACAAAAGGCAACGCTACGTAAACTCGAAGCAGAGGCCAACATAAAAGAATTGGAATTGAAAACTATAAGTGGTTCATTGATTAGTACCGATGAACTTGAAGTAGTATTGACTGAGTACTTTGCACAATTCCGTAAAGTGATGAGAAGTATTCCCGCAAGCGTATACCTAGAACTTGCAGAATCAGCAGACGATCCAATTAGAATGAAAACAAAATTGCAGGAAGCAATTGATGAAGGACTAAGACAAATAGGGACATTAGATTATGAGCGAGAAGAACAAGATATTGAATCTTCTGAAGAAGACAGTGAAGACAATTCTACCTCCACGGAAGATGACACCGAGTGAATGGGTTGAAAATAATTTAGTATTTCCAGATGGTAACTTACAGGGACAGAAAGTACGGTTCTATGAATTTCAAAAACAGCCAATAAATGATATTACAAATCCAAAGTACAGAAAGATTGTACTAATGAGTTCGGCACAATTATTAAAAACAACTGTACTTCAGAATAGTATGTACTACTTCATGGCAACTGATCCAACAAATATGATGTTTGGTGGAGCAACTGCTGCAACTACTTCCCGTTTTCGTACAGGTAAATGGCAAGCAGTAATTGAAGCGTGTCCGGTACTTAAAGATTTAGTCACAAATAAGAATGATAAGAACTTTACCAATAACGATAAGACGCAACAAAACAAGGATGGAACCTTTACGTACTTTGTATCCCTTGGTGCTGCATCTGGTCTACGCGGCCCAACAATACCACGTATATTTTTGGATGAGATATCCAACGTGGATGGTGATGGTGATGGTGAAGGTAATCCACTTAAACTAGCAGAGCAACGTACAAAAGCGATTAGTAATCCATTAATAATGGTATGTAGTACACCACTAGATGAGAATGATTTAATCACACAACAATATGAACAAAGTAATAAACAGAAGTTTTATGTACCTTGTCCACATTGCAATCATGAACATGAATTAGTATTTGAAAATGTAAAGTTTGATTGGAAAGTAATTGATGGTGGTCGTCGTCGTATTCCCGATGCATCAACTGCTAAATTACATTGTCCACAATGTGCAGAAGTAATCACCGATGCACAAAGAAATAGAATTGTTAAAAAAGGAAGGTGGATTGCAACTAATCCTGAAGTTACTGATGTATCGGGTTATCATATATCTCGTTTATACTCGCCCGTTTCATCTATTGAATCAATTGTAATTGACTTTGCAGAAGCACATTACACATTTGATCTTGCCAGTTTTTATAACAACGTACTTGGATTACCATACATTGATAAAGAAAATACAGACCATGATTTAATACTACTAGAAAACTTACGAGACAATTCAATTGATATTGAGAATATACCAGATGATGTACTTGGATTAGTACTAGGTGTGGATCAGCAGCTTGATAGGCTTGAGATAAATACACTGGGTATTAGTGAAAAGAATCTTTATATACTTGATCATAGATCCATTTACTCTATCGACTGCACAAAAATTGAAGCCCCTGCATGGAATCAATTAAATGCATTCTCCCAAATTAACTTTAAAACAGTTGGTGGGAAACCTCTTAAAGTACTAGCAGGTTTCGTTGACTCCAGTAACGGTAATGCAACTAACACGGTCTATAGATTTTGTTCAAATACAAAAGTATTCAAACCAATTAAAGGTAGTGCATCACAAACTTCACCATTGTTTAAAGAATCAAAAACCGCTGGACACCAATTGATAAATCTAAATGTCAATCTAGGTAAGAGTAATATTCGTCAATTAGTGAACCGTGCTGTCTCAGACGCAGATAATACTAAAGAGATGCAAGTACATTTTTCACATACATTACCAGATGATTACATGATGCAATTAACTAGTGAAAAGAGAATCATTAAAAATGGTAATTGGGCATGGGTTAAGAAAATTAGTAATGACCGCAATGAAGCCCTTGATTGTTTTAATTACGCTTTAATATGTTTTAACTGGTACTTATCTAAACTTGGTTCACAACCATTTAGAGCATTGCGAGAATTCAATGACAAAATGAAAAATAAGAAACCAGAAACTATAAATAACAGAGATAAAGAAGTAGTTAAGAAAGGCCAAGTAGTACACAAACGTAATGGAGGCTTTTTTAAATAAGGAAATAAAATGGCAGTAGTAAGAAAAGTAAAACTAACTGGTGACATTATTAAAGGCGAAACAATTATTTTTGATTATCCAGATGGCTCAAATATTGATCTAATTGATCCAACTGGAATTAAAACTTCATATACATATCCCTTCTCAGCTATTGATACAAATAATTGGGAAGAGGGTATATGGACTGCAATCATTGACAGTCCAAAATCATATGGAGTAAATCAATTTGACTTAATCAATCCCATTAGTAAAGCGTCAACCTATAATTCACTAAAGAAAATAATTGAAGAAATTGATTTAGTTATTTTACAACGTGCAACTGGTGGTGGAGTAATTTCCCAAACCATACAAAATAAATCATTAACATTTGAAAGCAGTGAAGCACTACTTGCATTACGCCGTATGTATGTACTACGTGCCAATGCATTACTTGCAGACATGAAAGGATTTACCTCATCTGGATCACCAATTAAATCAATAACAAATTTTGGAGGTAAAAAGTAATGTGGTTCAAAAGAAAAAAAGAAGAGCCAACAATTGAAGTACCAAAGATTGTAAAACAAGCTCCCCAACAACCAAAACGTAAAATGAATGAAATGCAACGTTCAATTCAAGGAACACTTGCACTTGCAAATCAATCACCAATCATCTCATTTGGTTTTAGTGGTGGTAATCAGGCAGGTAATATTAATGCCATTATAAACAAAACACTTCCAGTAAGTGTTGCGGTATCGCGTCAATTGGCATTAGAAAATGGTATTGTTAAAAAATATATTAGTACTAACACTGCTGGTGTAACTGGTCCCGAAGGGCTTTATATCCGTCCATGTGTTCACATTAGTGATGATGATGAAGAGAATCAACGAATAAATCATTTACTTGAACGTGAATTTTATAAATGGGCCGAAAGTTGTTCCGCATTTAGTGTTGCTGGTGATATGGATATTAGTACATTTACCCGTCTAGTTGAGCGTACTAGAGCAATTGATGGTGACTGTTTTATTCGAATTCATAAGAGTAAAAACTCATTACCACAAGTTGAAATCATTGACTCAATGCGTGTTGGTGTATATCTAAATCAATACTTTGATAATGGTAACTTCATTTCAAATGGAATTGAATATGAGGCCAATACATATAAACCTCTTGCAGTTTGGATTACTCGATATAACCCAATCATGTACACATATGATATTGGTAATCGTGAACGTGTTCCAATGGATGAAATACTTCATTTGTATCAACTAGACTTCCCAACACAACAACGTGGTATTCCTGATGTACATGCAAGTACCGAAGAATTAAAAGGTCTTGAAGAGTTTATGGTTGCGGCCATTACATCACGAAAAGTAGCAGCGTCTGCGATGGCGTTCATTACTAGTGGAGAAGTTAATAATGTTGATCTAACAACTGAAGATGGTAGTCCACAATATTATCGCACCGACTATCTAGATCCAGCAGCAGTAGTTGAATTAAAACCGGGCCAAGACATTAAAACAGTTAACCCAACACAAACTACTGATGGTATTAGTGAATTTGTTGATAATCAATTAATGATGATTGCAATGGATTTAGATATTACAAAACAAGCTCTAACCTCAGATACAAGTAATGCATCATTCAGTGCCGCAAAACTTACTGACAAATTACAGCAAAGTACATTCAAAGCTCGTACAAATGCGTTAGTAGTTAACGTACTTAAACCACTTTATAAAGAATGGCTAAAGTCGGCAATGATAAATAATCCAGAGCTAGGGGATTTAAACTTTAGTGATTTTGATTTACTAACCAACGCACAATATGTACCAACTAAAGCAATTAGTTTGGACCCATATAAAGATTTGCAAACTGAAGTACTTGCCATTGAGAACGGTTTAAAAAGTCGTCAGATGGTAATTTCTGAAATGGGTTATGACCCTGCAATTGTAATGGAGGAAATCAATAAAGAGAAAAATATGGATAAGGAAGAACAAATAGATGGAAATGAACAAGAATCAAGTGAGGACGATCAATCAAACACAGATTGATAATGCAATTGATGCTGAAACACTAACCGTTAAATTATCTTTTGCCTCTGAAGAACCAGTTATACGTAAAATTGATGGGGTACTTTATAACGAAGTACTCCTATGTAATCCAGAAAACGTTAATCTTGAACGTCTAAATACGGGTGCACCTTTACTAGTTGAACATGACATGATGCGTCAAGTTGGAGTAGTTGAAAGTGCATCAGTTGATATGGATAAAGTTTGCCGTGCAACTGTTCGCTTTAGTGCATTAGGAACCGCCCCAACTATTTTTGGAATGATTAAAGAAGGCATTCGAACCAAAATTTCTGTTGGATATAACATTGATGACTATTACTTAGATGGAAACACAATTGTAGTTAAACGTTGGTCGCCATATGAGATAAGTACGGTTGCGTCTGGTGCAGATAATACAGTGGGTATTGGAAGATCTATAAATACAGATAGTGAAAACATTAATCAGGAAATAACCCAAATGGAAGATGAAAACAAGGATGTTCAACAAGTAGATGAAACTATTAATGCTGAAGTAGAAGTACAAGAAACTGAAGTAGAAATTGAATCAGAAGATGTTGAAGTAACTGAAGAAGTAAATGAAGTTGAAGAATCATTTGAGCGTTCACTTCAAAAACACACTGAAACTATTATTAGTGCAGTAAAAGAATCTATAAATAAAGATGTAGAAGAGAAGCGGGTTCGCGAACTTCAATCAATTGCTTTAGTACTTGAAGTTGATTCAGAAGAAGCAATTAAATCAGGAATGAGTGTTGAGGACTTTAAACGCTCCCTAAATACAAATAATAAACCAATCGATAAGGAAATCGAAACAATGAAAAAAACTCTAATCCAAACTGCTATGGAAGATACCTCTAAACTAGATGGTTTTGAACGTGGCGAACGTGGTTACACTATTGACCTAAACGAAATGGTTCGTGGTGTTAACGATACTACTTCTACTGTAACCGCTGCTGGTGCAGTAAAAACTGAAACTACTGATGATTATATCCGTACTCTTCTAGCTCGTTCTGTACTTGGTACCCTACCAGTAACTGTATACGGTGGCCTAGCTGGTCGTGGTAATCTTGCTGTACCTAAATCAACTGGTGTTGCTCCTGCTGCTAAATTCTATGCAGAAGATGAAGAAGTTGGTCTATCTGTTGCTTCATTCGATAAAGTAACTCTAAAACCACGTCACTTTGCTGCTGGTATTCCAGTTACTAAAGCAATGCGTCTATCTAATAGCAACATTGATCGTTATGTTACTGATGAACTATTACGTTACTGTTCAAATGGTCTAGAAAAAGCTGTATTTGAATACATTCAAGCAACCGTACCAGTAGTTGAAACCGCAGTTGCAAATACTATTACTGAAGCTGATGTTCAATCTGCAATTGCTGAACTTGGTAGTGCAAATGTTGATGTAAATGGTTGTGTTGCAATCGTTTCTCCAAAAACTCTAGCACGTCTACGTCAAACCGCAGTTCTAAATAACGTTGCAGCAGTAGCAATGGTTGCTGGACATCGTTATGACATGTGGCTAAACGATGAAGTACGTGTAATTGAAAGTACTCTAGTAGCAGACGACACCATTCTAATTGGTGACTTCCGTTCAGTTATCTTTGCAAACTGGGTTGAAGGTCAAGAACTAGATTTTGATGATACCACTAAACGTTCTGAACAAACCATGATTGTTTGGTCTCACCAATGGCTAGATTTTGCAATCGCTCGTGAAGTTGACTTCGTACAAATCAAAATCAAAGCATAAGGAATACCCATGAGGCATTTTACAAGTAATCAAATTGATTCCACTTTTATGAATGCCTTTGGTCAACCTATCACAATTAACGGGGCGACGTTTACAGGCATTGTAGATGTTCGCCCCGTTGTCATTGATAGTGGTACTCAAGGTATGATTGAAAGTACAGAAACATACATTTCAATTAACAAAAAAGATATTTCATTAGTTGCAATTGATCTAGTAGTAACCATTGATGGAATTGATTATACAATTTATAACATATATGATGATTTAAGTGGAATAGTTGAAGTCTATATTCGTGAATCTCTATATAACAATTATGGAGGTTATTAATGTCGGGACTTCTAACAGTAGTAAAAAATACATTAACACAAAGTTTAAATAATATTCAACCACTACGAAAGGCAATGAAGATTAGTAGTACTCAATCATTGTTTTCACTAGTTGGAGTAACACAAGAATATACAGCACTTGATTATGCAGCAATTCCGCGTCAACAGGGGGATTTTAGTTTTGAATTTCTAATTAGTTCAACTCCACAAAATCCATTACCTCCAGAAACATTTGATGTAATTGTTGAGTATGTACTAACCCAAACTAAAATGAAGTTTGCACCAGCAGGTGTAAATCTAATTGGTTTAGATTTTGGTAATAGTACTATTGTTGATGATCCAACAACGGGAAGAATATCACTTGTGTTCACCATAAATATCATAGCAACTTTAAAAAGATAATAAGGAACATAAATGAGTGATATTTTTACAGGGAATGGTTTAAAGCTATATTATAATACAGACTTAGGGAACTTAATTCCAGATAACTACAAAAATGTTCAAGTCGCAGCACTCGCAGCAATGCCTAGTGTGACATTTAATTCAGAAACAAATAAGCTTGAAGTATATGACAGTGATTATAGTACTTTGATAGTCGGCGGTAAAACGGTTGGCGATCTTGAGATTGTAGTAAACTACATTCCCGATAATGAAACTCACATGTTTTTGGACGCGGCAGCAAAAAATCAAACCGAATTTCAATTAATTATTGAGTACCAAACCGATCAAGAGGGTATGATTGATTATTCCATTCTTAATGGTGCAATTAGTTCATTTTCTCTTAGTGGTGATAAAGATGCAGTAGTACAGAAAACATATACATTCACTACAATGAATGTAATGGTACGTTCTGCACGTGCAGTTGCTGCAATCCCACTAGTTGAGGGTTCATATGGTGTTGGTTCAAATGGAACATCTGTACCACAATATCAACCAGAAACACCAGCAGGTAATAGTTTTATTAAGATCCCATCTGGAAGCACTACTAGCCCCACTAGTTCAGATGTTATGGGTATTGGCCTAATTGATGGAGATACATATAGTTCAATTGCATTAACTAAATCTGGTGCACTTGCAATTTATGCAAAGAATGGGTCAACTGCGTGGACTCGAATTGTAACTTCCCCAATGGCAGATTCAAAGTACTTACCATTTAGTGGTGGTACAATTAGTGGTAATCTAAACATTACTGGAATTCTAACACTAACAAATGCACTAACTGTTGCAAATGGTGGTACCGGTGCAAAGAATATTACAGATGCCCGTACTAATCTTGACGTTTATTCAAAAGAAGAAGTTGATACTAAAGATTCAACTCTTGATAATAAAATTGATACCATTAATAGTGATTTAAATACTAATATTGAAACACGAGTGAAAAAAGCTGGTGATACAATGACTGGTGCATTGATTGTTGATAGTACTTTAACAGTAAATCAATTATCAAATCTGAGTGGTGGTTATATTGGACAACAAGATGCAATTGATATTCAAAACCAAGCAATTAGTTTAAACTCATTAACAATTCCATATGGTTCCCCCGGCAATACAAATCTATATGGTTGTCCATCAACGGGTGGTGGTTCCACAATCACCGAAAAACCAGCAGGAGTAACTGGTGATTTTCTACTTTATGTTGAACTCATTAGAGCAGCAAATGCAAATGATTGGACAAATAGACAAACCATTGTATGTCATGTAAATAAAAAATCATACGTTCGTTGGGTAACTCATACTTCAACAAGTGATACATGGACTGATTGGAGTGAACAATTGAATGGTGTTGTACCAATTGCAAATGGTGGTACAGGGTCAACAACAGTTGATGGTGCACGTAATGCACTAAGTGTTGGACGTACTTCAACAGTTTCATTTGGTTCTCTTGAACTATCAGCAGCAACACCATTTATTGATTTTCACTTTAATAATAGTACAGCAGATTATACAACACGTTTAGTTGAACAAACTTCCGGTACTTTATCTCTAATTGGTAATAGTGCAATTAGTGGTAATTTAAACGTACAGGGCAACGTTAATCTAACAAATAATCTAACAGTTGCAAATGGTGGTACAGGTGCAGGGACAGCAGCAGGTGCAAGAACTAACCTTGAAGTATATTCAAAAGCAGAAGTTGATGGTTCCATTGCTCGCTTAACATTACCCGGAATTAGTAATGGTAGTGCCAACTATTATAAAGTAGCAACATTAAAAGATTCTGGTAACTCATCGGGATATGTTGAATTCACTGTATATGGTTCAGGTGGTTATGGTTCTCGTGTAACTAATGTTGATTATATCACTTTAAGTTCTCGTAACTTATCAGCAGTAACATCTGCAAATGTTGCAAACTATATAACACATACGCGTTTAACATATTCAACTGCATCTGCTCTAAGAATGGGTATGGTTGTTAATACAGATAAATCAGTTGACGTTTATATAATTGCTCCAAATGGATATTGGGGTGGTACTAATGCAATGATTAATGCAATTAGTGGTGGTGGTACATATATTCTTGGTGATATTAGTACTAAAACATCAACACAATCATGGACTACAACGGCACCAACTGATATTGTAACAATCCCATATAGTGAATTACTAACTAATACTACAACTGGTTCATCTGTAACCTATAATGTTGGTACTTCTGGTAATACTATTCCACTATTAGATGGTAATGGTAATGTGTGGACTGATAGCCAAACTATTGGTACTAGTGGTGAGAAGAAACTAACAATTGTTAATAGTACTTTACGCGATAATGGTAATGGTGGTTTCATAATCAGTTCCAACTCTGGAACAACAGCCGGTAACGTTGGTTTATATCTACGCCCCGTTGGTGATACAGTTTCAACTGTTCAAATTCTTGGTAATAACAGTGGATGGACCATTGCAGGTGCAACAACGATTAGTAGTGCATTAACAACATCTGGTGCAACCACCATTAATGGTACTTTAACTACAAATAACACTGTTAATCTTAGTGGTGGATATAGTGGCAATAGAACGGCAATTGATATTACTGGAGTGGCAATAAGCCTTAATTCTTGTTACGTACCAGCAACCTCGCCGGGACAAGAACAAGTATGGATATGTGCAACAAGTGGTGGTGGTAGTGGAATTACAAGTAAACCATCAGGTGTAACTGGTAATTTCTGGCTTCAATGTGTTACTACCCGTTTGAATGGGGTCTCAGATAGTGCATATGTTCAAACTTTATATTCATATGATTCATTACGTACATATATGCGTTATGGAAAATCTACATCTGCAACTACTAGTACATGGGGTGATTGGACTTCAATTGGTACAACTGATGTTGGAAATACATGGACTGGTATACAAACTTTCAATATGCGTCCAATGTGTCCAAATGGTATTAACAGTGGGTATGATATTATCGCATCATATAGATCAATTAGTTCCCCGGTAAATGGTGATTATGTAACATCAGGACAAATAAAATCCGTGTTAAAAGGTCGTGGAGCAAATGCAGATTCAGATGGGGCATTCTTTAAACTATACATGCAAGAACGTGTTGGTACGTCTAACTATGGAATATTGAATCTAAATGGTTTTGCTAGTGATAAAAACTGGTTCTTTAACAGTGATGGTACAACCGTTTCACCTAATGGTACGTTGCAGGTACAAGGATCTGATGTTCGTTTAAAAGAAAACTTTGTACAGGCAGAATCTGGAGCCGCTGAACGTATTAGTAAGATTGGTACAGTGGAATTTAACTTCCGTGGTCAACAAAGAACCCAACGTGGTTTTGTTGCACAACAAATGCAACAGATTGATGATATGTACACATTCTATGGTGGTGAAAACACTGATGTTGATGGTAATAAGTTTGAAGTACTTAATCTTGATAACATTGCTGTACTTGCAGACTTAGTAACAACCGTTCAAGAGCAAATGAAAGCAATTGCAGAACTAAAAGCAGAAATTGAACAATTAAAATCGAATAAATAAAACAGTGAGGGACAAGGAAAGTCCCTCCATATAACTTATAAGGAAATATATAAATGGCTATGGACATTTTTAGCGGCAGTAATATTAAAGTCTCCGTTGGTTCAGTAGGTACTACAGTTGCAACCGACTTTAAAGAAATCCCATCCCTTGCAGCATTCGCAAACTCTGGTTTTGAATCTACTGTAATTGATGTAGTGGTTTTCAACGCTTCATATAATCGTAAACTATTGGGTACTAAATCAATTCCAACCGTTGAATTGAGTGTACACTGGATTCCAGATAATGAAGTACATCAACAATTAGAAACTCTTGCAGATCAACAAAAACGTTGTCAAGTTAAGATTGAATACTTTGATGATGCAACTCATACAACTGGTGCATTTGTTGTATATAACGCATTCATTGCAACTGCATCAGTTAGTGGCGATCAAAATGAAACAGTTAAGAAAGCATTTAACATTGAAGTTGACGGCGGTCCCGTTGATTCTGGTTTAATTGAATAACTAAATAATGGGAGATGAGATAATTTATCTCCCATTTTTTTAAGGAAAATAAAATGAATTTAGAAAGTCTAAAACAAAAATTAAAACCACAACTTGAAAAATTTGAACTAGTTGGTGAAGTTGTATATATCCATCGTCCATCGGCAGTAGATCTACTTAAATGTGACACTATGGCAAGTACTTTAGTGTATTGCGTTAAAGATGAAAATGGTGATCCAATATTCTCTGAAACTGATGTTGAAGGGCGTATTAATGTTGGTGCAATTGATTTCATGCATCAGAAAGTACTATTTGAAGCAATTCAAAAACTAACTCAAAGTGCAGATGTAGTTGATGAGATTGAAAAAAAGTAATTGAGTCTCCAGAATTTCGCTATTACCTAAAGATGATTAATAAGCGGGGTTTAAGCCCCGCAGAATTTGAAACAATTGATCCAGACCTTTTTAATGCATTAATGGTTTATGACACATATATTGAACCTTCCGGTACTAAGATTGATATGTTATTTCACTCCAATTTATGCCATTCAATTACTATGAATAATCCAGGAATGACTAAGGAAGTTGCAAAGAGTATTAAGATAACGGATTACGACTTCTTAGGTATATTGGATGACTCAAAAACAACTAAAGAGCGATACAATGAAAGGCTTAAATTACAACAAGATAAAGAGGAAAGGGATATTAAATCAATGGGTGAGATAATTAAAACACTTGCTCAAGCCAAAGGGAAAAATAAAGATGGCAAGAAGAAATAGTACAGAAATAGAAATTAATGGTGATAGTTCTGGATTAGTTGCAGCAATAAGCCAAGCAGAAAAGAAACTAGGTACATTTGGTAAAAATGTTGGTGGTGGTATTGGTGATGCATCTAATGCAATGTCATCAGGTATAGGTAAAATGACAAGCGGGCTAACTGGATTAATATCAATATCTGGATTAGCTGCAACTGCATTAGGTGGTTTAGTACTTAAACTTAATGACACTGTTAGAGAGTTAAATCAACTTTCAAAACAATCTGGAATATCAGTTTCAGACTTACAGAAACTTGAAAAGGCATTTAGAATAACTGGTCTTGGTGCAGATAAAATGGCCGATATCAACCAAGATGCACTAGATAAAATGGCCGATGCATATCGTAATGGCGGTGGTATTGCTGATGATATGCTATCAGTTGGTTTAGATCCAAAGAAATTTACTAAACTATTAAATGATCCAAATGGTGGTATTAAGGCGGTAATACAGGCATTCTATGAATTAAGAGCAGCCGGTGCATCAAATGCAGATCAAAAATTCTTTCTAGAATCATTAGCAAGTGATGCAAGTCGATTAACTGGAGTACTAAATGATTCTGCAAATGCACAAGAGGCATGGAATAAAATCCAAGCACAATCGATTTCAGTAACTGATGAACAGGCCGCACAGTTCGCCACATTTGACCAAAATCTATCTTCATTAACTGATACGGGTAAAACATACTTATATGATTTATTAACACCATTAGTTACTTCAACTAATAATCTTGCTGATGCAATGCGAAATGTAAACTCAACAAATTTCCTTGTTGATATTTTACAAACTGCAACTGATTTACAAATCAAGATCAATGAAATTACTCACATGTTCCCCGGATTGAGTACAGTAATGGGTTTAATGTCTGATGGTGCTGAACAATTTAGACAAGATACCGGCCCGCAGATGCCAAAACTTAATAATACATTACCAACTCAAACTGCAACAGTAATTCTTGATCCAAATAATGGATGGAAGAATAAAGAACAAGAAGCAGCAAAAGCGGCAGCGGCAGCGGCTAAGGCACAAGCAGCAGCTAACAAGGCCGCAGCAGCAGAGAAGAAACTCGTTGAAGATCGTTTGAAAGCACAGAAAGAACTTAATGCAATTTCATCTGATGCAACTATTGGTACTAGTGAACGTCAATTAGCAGTGTTTGATCGCCAGCAACAAGATATTACTGATAAAATTAAAAAGAATGCAGAAGTACTAAAACTATCACAGAAAGAACTTGATGGATATCTAGATAAACAATCCAAATATGCTGCATATCAACGTGAGCAAATGATTAATGGAATGATTGGTTATTCCGATCCAAACCAGCAATTGAAAACAAATATTGGATTACTACAATCTGGTTCACTCAATGATCAACAAAAGGGATTCCTTGCAAATCAACAAGCAGAATCAGTTGGTAGTGATACAACTCAAGCAAAACTTGCAGCTAATCAACAGGAAATGCAGTTACAGTTACAGCAGAATGATTTACTACTTCAAGGACATGAAGACTATGAAAAACGTAAGGCAGAGATCACTGCAAAATATGCTGCACAAGCTGTACAAATTCAGAGAGAGAAAACTACTCAACAGTTGCAATCACTTGAAGAATCGTTTGGTACTATTGGTCAAGGAATGGCAGATGCTTTTGATAAGTCATCGGGAGCAGCACAAGCGGCATTTGCGGTACAACGTGGATTATCAATTAGTACTACTATTATGTCCATTCAGGAAGCACTTGCAAAAGCACTTGCATTAGGATTCCCACAAAATATACCTGCATACGCACAAATTGCAGCAATGGGTATGAGTATTATATCAACTGCAAAGGGTGCAAGTAGTGGACAGTTTCATGGTGGTATTGATAACTTACCATCCAGTTATGATAATAAATCATTCATGCTTAAAGCTGGTGAACGTGTAGTACAGCCAGAAGCAAATAAGAAACTAACTAACTTTCTTGATAATCAAGAGAAGGGAAGTACTATTAGTGAATCAAATATCAGTGCACCAATGAATGTCTATTATTCTGGTACTAATGATAGAGAGTTTCAAGCACAACTCAAGAAACATCAAAATAGTATTGTTCAAGCAGTTAAAGATTCTCAACGTCGTAACTCATAAGAAAGGGGCATTGCCCCTTTTTTCATTATAAATACAAGAGCAAATAACAAAAGGATTTAATATGCTTACTTTCACAAATAACATTAAGGTTTCAAATGTATCTCTAAAGAGTAATGAACCTAAATATGAGCAAGTATCATGGACTGGACAATCTTTACAACGTCTAACAGGTATCCAATATTATGAACTTGAATTCACCTTGAATTTTAATATTAAAAATCGCAGTGAAGTACAGGCATTTATTGGAGAATATGGGCAGGGTAAAAACTTTGAATTCCCCCTTGGTCATTTATCAACATATAGTGGAGCACAAACGGGTGCAGTTTCATGTACTTCATCTAGAGCGGCAGGTAATATTGAAATACCTACTAGTACTCAATCATTGGAACTTGGAACACTTATCCAGTTTTCAAACCATAAGAAAATATATCGAATAATCGCACGCACAAATACATCGGTAACCGTATTTCCTGCATTACGTAGTGGAATACAGGCAGGTGAAATGATGGTATATAACGGATTAGTACTCAATGCACAACTTGATGCATCAAATGATTTTTCAATTCCAATAACTAATGTAGTACAGATGAAATTTACTGGAAGGGAGAAATTCTAATGGATGAACTATTAACTAATCCAAATTTAATCAAGTATTTCAACTTAGTTAAGGGAGAAAATAAAACTAAATTAACAATCACAGATGTAATGATGCTTGGTCAACATGTTACCTGTTTTGATGTGTTTCCCGTAAACCAATCTGCAATTCATTGGACTGATGCATTTAAAGAAATTGCAATGGGTGGTGTAATATATCAATCTGCACCAGATATAATTCAAGATTCATTACCATCATTTAGTGAAGAGAAGGGTATTAGTAATAACTCAATTTCATTTAAGATTAGTAATATTGATAACTCAATGCAAATGATGGCACTTTCTGGACAACTATTTAAAGCAAAAGTTAATATCTACTTAGTAGTACTTGATCCATATACAACAAATCCAATTTACTCACAATTACAATTCACTGGATTTATTGATTACTGTGAAGCAAAAGCCGATCCAATACAGGCCATTACAGAATTAACAGTTAATATCAACTCCATCTATCAAAAGCTTGATGTTCAATCCCGTACTCTTGCAAGTAATTCAGTCTATCAGAGTTACTATCCGGGTGATGAATTTATGAGTTTACTTGGACAGGTGAATAAAGCTGATCAAGAATGGAGAATGAAAAAATGATTCATAATGAAATAATGGAAATTATTGAAGATGCATTAAATAACCCATATGAGTACGGTAAAAATGATTGCAATATCGTGGCATTACGAATTGTAGATTTACTATGTGGTACAAACTGGTCAACAGTTGCAAAGTACTCAACACTTAAAGAAGGCATTAAACAATTACACGAACTTGGTTTCAATTCTACTCAAGATATTATAATCAAGGAATGCAAAGAAGTACAATATCCCATTGATGGTGATATATGGCTTGATAATGATAATCCACTTCAAATGGGAATTATCGTATCTAATCGTTTAATTTGCATTAATGAAGATCATAGTGAATTTAAACTAGATACAAAGAAAAAGAATGGAAAGTACTATAGAGGGATAAAATAATGAGTGTTTCAGGTGGCGGTTTATTTTCCGCTTTAGTTACAGCAGTAATGGTTGCTGCTGCTGTTTATACAGGTGGTGCAACACTTGCAGTTGCTGCGGCATGGGGTGCTGCTGCGGGTGCATTATCACTAGTTGCAACAAGTCTAATGAGTCAAGTTGGTACTACAACGGGATATAGTGACGTTTCACAGGCGTTAAGCAGATCAACAAGCCCCACAAGTGGATTACCTATCATCTATGGTGGTTCTGGTCCACATAAACCAGATGGAAGTGGTGGTTCTTTTGTACTCACATCAGTAATCAATAACTGGTATAACGTACCAAATGGTAGTTCACAATATTTCTTTAGTGAGCAAGTTGTGTCCATGACGGGTACCGGAAAACATATTGAACAAATTTACTTCGATGGTGAACCAGTTCTTGAAGTTCCAATTACATCTGATGGTGTTGTACCAAAATCTTCAATTATTTCAAAATTTGCACCATATCTACAACTTGAAGTACGTTTTGGTGGTGATTACAACACAACAAAAGAACTTGCAAAAAAATATGCAGGACCAAAATGGACGGATAAATTCTTTGGAAAAGGTGTTGTATCAATTTCATCAGTAATTTATAAAACTGAAGATAGTACAATGGATGGTATTCTAACTAATGATAATTTCAACATGACAGTAGAATTGAAAGGACAATCCATTTATGATTTCAACTCAAGAAGAACATTTGCAACTTCATGCCCTGCATCACAGATTTATGATTTCTTTGTAAATCCAATTTATGGGATGGGTATTGATCCTTCATTGATTAATCAACAATCTTTTTATGAAGTAAGTCAATATTGCTACCAACAAGGATATACAAGTAATATTGCAATGTCATATCAGAGTACATATAAAGAAAATATTGAAAGTATTTTACAGGCATTTGGTGGTATTCTATATATTCATGGTGGACAAGTATATGTAACAGTTGATCGTAAAACATTATCAGTTGCATCATTTACTGAATCAAATATTGTCGGTGATGCCACAATTACCACATCAGGTACATCCGATTATTATAATACAATTGATGCATCCTTTACTAAACCATCGTCAATGTATGCAGATGAAGTACTAAGATTACCATCAGATATTGATGCCGATGAAGTAATTAAATCAGATGGAATGGTAATTACTCTTGCTCGTGATTTTAAGGCAGTTTATGATCAAAATATTCTTGCAATTCTCGTTAATGCAGAATTACGTAAAACTAAATTTGCAAAACGTACTTTAACATTCACAACTCCCGATGCATGGGATTTAAAAGTATGGGATAGTATTAATGTAGATTTTAAAGAATTAATGGTTGCAGGTAAGTTTAAAGTACTTTCAAAAACAATTGCAACTGATCAACAAAATGTTGGATATTGCACAGTAACTTGTGTTGAATATCCAGATGCAATCTTTGATGGGACTGATCCCGGTACTTGGTCTCCGGGTGGGATAATCAATCCAAATGAAGGACGCGAGATTTTACCACCAGTAGATTTACAAGTAGTACGTAAAGGCGATATTACAACTGGTTCAGTAGTGAATCTATCATGGGGTGCAAGTCCATCACCAAATGTGCGTGGATACTATGTGTATTATCGCGAATCTGGTGCAACAAACTGGATTATTGCAGGTCAAACGGTACCAACACTTTATGAGTTTGATATCTATGGACTAGACTATGATAAGAAATATGATTTTGGTGTTTCTGCATTTAATATCGTTGGGGGTGTTTCAGTAAAAGCTGTACTTGGTAATATCACACCAGAATTTGCATTTACATTACCATCAATTACGGGATTGAAATTAACTAATGCCACTACGGGATTATATGAAACCACGGCACTTGATTTTAATCTTGAGTGGGATAATCAAAGTAATCTTAAAGTTAATGGTTTATCATTCTCACAATATTTCAAACATTACGTCATTAAGATTTATGATGGAAGTACTTTAAAAGCAACTTACTATACTAAAGAAGATAATTTTAACTATACATTTGAATTGAATAATCTCCGTATTCGTAAGCCAACAATTGGTATTACTGCACAGGGATTCAATAGTGGTACATACTCACAGGAAGTCAAAATAACAGTTGAAAACAAACAGTGTGGATTAGTTCAGGGAGTACGTTTATCAGGTGGTTTTGGTAATCTATTTGTTAACTGGATTGAATCAACTGAACCAGACTATGCAGGAGCAAGTATTGTACTAACTAGTGATGCTTCATCACAAACGTATGTGAGTAATAAACCGGAATTTGATTCCGTACCAAACGTACAGGATGGTAATTATAAAGTTAAAGTTGGTCTATTTGATGCCTTTGGTATGGACAATATTCAATATTCAAATGAAATTGAAATTGGTATTCAGTCAAAATATGTATTCACAAAAGAAGATGCCGATGAAATTAATAATATTTTAGATCTTGATCAACGTCTTGATGATACATTAGCAAATGCAGTTAATGAGAGTAGTCAATATACTAATACTAAGATTGATGTACTTCAAAATCAAATTGATAATGATATTAATGCAAAAATTACTGAAATGAATCAAACAATTGTTGATAATAATACAGCAACTACACTACAGATTACTCAATTGAAATCTGAGGTTGATGATAATATTGCATCAGTGAACGTTGAAATGGCAGCGAAAGCAAATAAAAGTAGTGTTGATTCCTCATATTCTCTATCAGTGAATGCCGGTGGTGAGGTTGCAGGATTTAGACTATTAGCAAGTGACGGTACTACAAAAACTAGTGCAGTGTACTTTGCAGCAAATAAGTTTATTATTTCTGGTACGGATACAGCAACGGCAGGAGATACTCCACCATTCAGTGTTATCAACGGAAAGACTTATATCAAAACCGCAATGATACAACAAGGTAGTTTAGGTTCAGTTTACATAGCAGATGGTGCCATTACTAATGCCAAGATTGCAAATGCAAGTATTAATGATGCAAAAATCGTAGATGGTAGTATTACTAATGCTAAAATTGGTAACTTTATATCGTCAAATAACTATGACTGGAATACCGGTAAAACTGGTTGGTTAATTTCAAAAGATGGTACCGGTATTTTTAATAACGTTACAGTAAGGGGTAACATTACAGCAGATAATGGTAACTTTGGATTTAATGGTACAGGTAACGTTGTAACAATTAACAATGATGGTGTAACAGTAAATATACCAGGTGGCGGAATGATTAGATTAGGGAGATGGTAATGCCAAATGGACTTTATATAAATTTAAATGATGGTGGTCCAGCAATGGAAATTACGGCAGGGCTTAGATGCCCTGCCTTTGCAAACCAACTATCAACACAATGGGATAATAACCAATATACAATTAATAACCATGTTTCAGGAAGTCAGATTGTGGTATTTCCAAAGGACTGTGTTTTTAGTACATATCGAGGTACAAACGTTGTACCAACAATTGGTATGTTTTCTGGATATTCAGTAAATGGTTCACAAATTACTATGAATACATGGTGGTCAGATAACTGGGGAAGGGCAAGAACTTTTGATTGTGCGGTATGGCAAATTTACCCATCATCAATTTCTGGTACTCATGGCTTATATATTCAAGATTCATCAAACTTTCTTGCCATAACTAATACATCATCAATTGGGTATTGCATTTATCGCGGTACAATAACGGTTAATGGTTCATGGACTATGCCCACATTTGATGGTATTGATAGAAATCGATATATTTGTTTTGCCCGTTGGTCACAAGACGGTACTACAGTTGAATTTGATGGTAATAACATAACTGCATGTGTTAATAAGAATGGTGATGATGAGAGTGCAACAGTAACTATGCAGATTGCAGTTTTTGCCGCATCACAACCAAATCCATCAACTGGATTGAATTTCTTCAATGCAGCGGGGCAATGTACTTTTAGTACTTCAAAACGTCCATTCGTTTATACGGGATTCAATTATAACCCATCATGGGATTATCAAGATATTGGGAATCGTTTTGTAATGCTTGGTCGTTATGGATATGATAGTACCGTATCAGGTTCACAGGACTATTTAAAATGGGCCGGATTGATGATGAATGGTAATCAAGTTAAATGTTCAAAAGGTCGTACAAACTCTAAATGGACTTCACGATATTCTGTTACTGGTAGTAGACTTACTTCAATTAATATTCCATGTATTGAAAATATGTATTAATATAGTAACTATAAATAACATAGTAATTATAAAAATAAAAGGATATACTATGGAATGGTGGATGTCGGTAATTGTTGTACCGTTTGTTGTTTTCCTCTTTAAAACTTGGTTGAATGGTAGAAACGATATGGTTGAACGTATCGAGGAACTTGAAACAAAGGTAAGTACAGCAGAAATCCGTATAAGTGAATTACGTGATGATGTTGACGAAATTAAAGAAATTCGTGAGGTACTTACTGATGTTAAACTGGATATTAGAGAGATTAAAACACTGTTAAACAATAAAGGGGCATAATGCCCCTTTTCTTATTTTAAATTATTATTCATATCTTTTACACGATTTGGTGTTTGGCGATACCATAGGGAATCAACTGATTCACGTCTAATACCATTACGATCATGTGCTTTTGCGGCTGCAAGTAGTTTCTTAAACTTCTGTACTCCGCCCAATCCAAGCTGGAACAACATAATTACGAGATAATCTTCAATGTCTTGTGGAAGTACACCAAGATTGAGGGTACTCAATTGTTTCTTTGCCTTATCAATATCTTTTGCAAGTAATATATCTGCATCCATTGCAGTGATTCCATTTTTATATTGATCCTGAATCCCATCAATCAATCTTCCATATCCGATCGTCCACTTGCCAAGTGAATCTTTATAGGGATAGAATTTATCATTACGATAATATCCCAATGTTCTTTGATACTCTTTAGTACCTTCATATTGGATTAATCTTTCTTTTAAGTCCATTTATAAATACTCCATAGTTAATTGTTTATGGAATATTTATGGAGATTATATGTCAAAGGAATGGCAATACACTGATGATTGGTGTGAAGAAGATATGCTTGATGGATCACACGTGGGATATGTTTATATGTTCTATTTTCCCAACTCAGGAGAGGTATATTTCGGAGCAAAACAAATATGGCAACGAGTTAAAGATATTAAGAAACTTAAAATTGATTCAAAGGAAAATGGATGGCGAAACTATACGAGTAGTAGTAAGACGGTTAATGAAATGATTGCAAGTGGGGAAGAGTACACCAAAACTATATTATGGTGTTTCCCAACAATGAAGGAAACATTACTCATTGAATCAATGTTGATTATGTACCACATTCTTGATTCAAATTGTTTAAACAAAGCTGTACTTAATAAATTACGTGCACCGTCTGCAAGTGAGAAGCGTCGTTTAAAGGGCATTCTCACAGACATTTTAGAGAGAGTTAATTATAAATAATATAGCCATATCAAGGAGTATACATGAAGATAAAGAGTAAAATAACAGGTCTACGCGAGACAATCACATATATTAATAAAGAGGGAATTAGACTTAAAAGTGAATTTCAAAATGAATTGATAACACAAAGTCGAGCATTAGCCATTAAAATGCAAACTGATTTAGATAACTCCATTGATAAAGGTGGTGTTAGTTTCACGGGTAAAGCAATCTATTTTAAATTCAGTAAAAGAAACAGGGGAATAACTTGTTATATTGGAGTTAAAGATATTCAAAATAATTACCTATATGAAATTATCAATAAACCTGCATCAGTTGAAAAGTTTGTTAATACATCAGCAGCACCATTAACTAAGCAAGGTAACATTGCTAGATTGCGTGCAAATATTAAAAGTAAAAAGTACAAAGTAGTTGAATCTGGTGGTAAGAAGCGACTAATTGATACAACTAAGAAAGATACAAAAACAAAAACAAAACGTGTAATTGGTATTCAAGAATCTAAAAAACGTAAAATGATCTATGACTTCTATTCAGAAGGAGAGAAGGGTGTACGAATGATAGTTTCAACAATACAGGGACACTTTTCAGTTAAGAAGGGAAGATAATGAATATTGAAGAACATCACTATGGTGAAGATGTAAGTAAAATTAAACTAGATGGAATTGTACCATTTGGCAATTCGTATAATTTTGAAGTGATTGTACATCTCACTCACAAGAAAATGAAGAAAGTACTCAAAAAGCTTGATCCCAATGTTAAACAATTTATGAATGTTGTTTTTCAATATGAGCAAAAGCAATGGAAAATTGGTGATATTTTGAAATGGGAATATGACGGGTTTTCATATGATGTTGTACTTTTTGGAAGTAATATGATTAGTCATAAGGGGAAGCAGTTCTATCAATATTGCGTAGGTGTAAAATAATGATTACTGCAATCATAGAACTAGTAAAAACTGGATTTTCTTTTTTCCAGAAAAAACAAGAAAAAGAAGTCAATGTAGAACTTGAGAAAAATAAAGAAGCCAATGACACTAATAGGGAAGACATTAAAAAAAATGGGTGGTCGGCTCGTTCGATCCTTATGGTAGTGTTAGCGTCTATACTTTTTTTTGCTTATGTAATCGGGCCATTGGTTGATGGATTTTTAGGTGTTCCACTTTTTCATGAAGCACTTGAACCAATCTTCAAATTACTTATGGCATTAATTGTAGGAAGTTAAAATAATCCCAATGAATCAGTAGGTTAGTGCG